TGAATTCTCTTATTTCTCGTTGGTCTTTTTTAGCATTTCCCCGGTTCGGATCTCCGAACGGCATTCTAAAAGGTTGTCTTGTATTTTTCAGGTCCATGAATAGCAATGTATGTAAATGCAGTCTCTCGTTTTCTCCTCCAGGCTCTACTATTCCTATGAAGTGAAAGCATTCATCTTCTAATCTGGCTTTTCTTACTGATCCCCACTTGTTGGCTTGGACCATTCTTTTGATGGACCTTATATAGTTTCGCCAGGCATCGCTTTTTGTTTCGAAGATATGTTCATAGCATTCCCCTCTCACCGTTAGTGTTTGGAACGCTATGAACCAACCTTTTTCTACTGCATCGTTTATTTGTATCCATATCCTGTCTTTTATCCTCGCTAAGCACCCTGCCTTTGCGCTCTCGCTCATTTCTCTCATACAATGAGCACTTATATCACTGTCGAAGTAGAGGATCTCCTGTAGGGCAAAGAATTCGTTTTCGAAGTGTTCTTCCCTAGTTGGCCACTTTGCCACATCCCGGTATATTTCGAGGTATTCCTCGTCTGCTTTTCGTATGTCACCCAATACTTGATAGTTATTATATTTAAATCCAACACTACCGAGACAAGAAAGCATTTCATTGAAATGAGTGCTTATCTCGTTGAGTTTTTGATTTATTTTAGGTGGGAAGCCTTCATCTCCTGGGAAGATTTTCTTTATCTGATGAGTGAAGTATTCAAGCCGGCCCTTGATTTTATTTTCGAGACGAAAATATTTATCGTTAGTGACCATATCCGTATGAGTTAGAATTTTATCCATTAGTATTTACCAAGGTGAAAGCTTTTCTTTCTTTGCCGATAGAACTCGGCTGCTCGTTCTTCGGCTTTTTTTTGTTTTTTTGGATCGTCTGATACTTTCATCTTAATGGATGCATCTTTAGCATTTGGTAAGGGCCTTCTCGGCCCATAATTCTGATCATTTTCCCATTGTTGTTTTACCCAATCCCAACCGCCTTTTATTTTTTCAACTCCTGCTTGAATAACAGGATTGTTTACATTTCCACCAAAACCAAGTCCTGAAACCCTACCCGCATTTATTTTTGCTACATCTTTTGCGGCGTTTGCTTGAATCTGAGCAGTTTGAATTTTTGTTCTATTTCCTGTATCAACACCATATTTTTGAATTGCAGCAGATTTATCTGCTGAAGATCTTGAAGCACCAGCCCCAATGCCGGCTCCGACAACTCCACCGGCCCCACCACCACCACCGCCAAGACGCTCGACTGCATTCGTTCCCGGATAAGCTTCGTCCATGAAGTCACGGGCCTGTTCTCCCGGGGAACCCATGATTGCCTCATTGATTTTCGATTCAATACCGGAATTTAGACCAGCCATCCCTGCCTGTACAGGGCTGGAAGAACCTATTAGACCGCCAAGTGCACCATATCCACCTGGTATCATTGATTCGAACATTTTAGTACCTCTTGAATGTATTGAAAGGTTGGTAGGCGTATCGAGCCGATATCATGTAGTCAATAGTTTCAGCGGTAGTACCGTTGCGAATGACGAAACCGACACAAAGATATTGATCATTGATCAGGCCGCTCGAGACGATATTTTTAATACAGATTTGATCGGTAAGATCAATATTGTTATCTCCGCTGAGCGCTGGTATAAGCATATAATCTGTAACTTTATTATTAGTCGCGTCAAAGCCATCTGTTGGCGAGAGTCCTGAATCAATAAGGCCAATGAAAGCGCAAGCGGTTGAACCTTTGCCTTCGTATTCGTCCTCCCAATATTGAGCTTTAATAGAAACATCAACATATACGGGACGATCTTCGTTAAAGTCCATCGGTTTGAGCAAAACGCCGAAAGCCATTTGTTGAGTATTTGCAATAGTAACGCCGGTTCCAGATGCTCCGTCATAATAATTATTTATGAAGGCTTCTGAGCTTCCACCGAGGTTAACAGTATCAAGCAAAACATTGAGAGGTGAACCGATAAGTGAAATTGCTTGAGTGTCCGTTCGAGTGACTTTTGAATGTGCCAGGTCAACAATAGGCCACGGGCCGATTTCATTATGTGAATACATTTTATTCTCCTAGTTTAGATGTGCGCCGGCATAGATGGAAGTAGTAGCAGAAGGAAGGGTCCGTTTAGCGGTAACTTCCGCGTTTGCTGCGATCATGTAATGACCGTTACCAAACAAAGTAGTGCTACCAAAGAAGTCGTCGATTCCACCGAAATTATATTCATTGTAATATCGCAGTACATCTTCAAGAGCAACGGTTCCCCCGTTTATTGCATCTTCATCGACAAATGGGTATCCGTTTACATTCCAGAGCGTCTTGTCGACGACGTGAGGTTGAGTACGCCATTGTTGGCCGAAGGGATGGTGACCCCAGCTTTTATTTGTACTTGCGTTTGTGATAAAGTCCTGCTTAGTCAATTCGACAGGGCCTCGGGTTGAAACGATTTTTGGATCTGCCGCAAAGTTTTCATAATCGAGTGTTCGGTTTCGCAGATAATGTTCCTGCTCTTGCAGGATCGCGGGGTAACGAATACAGGCGACGATCCAAATCATTCCGTGTTCTTTGAAGTATTTAGGAGGAATGTGGACCGAGAATGGGCCGGTTGATTTTCCGACATATTCGCCTACGGCCTTTGCACCGGCATCGGCGGTAACATCGATTTCGGAACCATTTAAGAATCCCTGTTCGATAGTGAGGATCTCAGGTCTGGCATCTGCATCGGTGCTAATTATACCATTAGTCCCCCAGCCGTTTTTGATCAGGTCACGGTAACGACGATCAAACCAGTCTCTTTGAACTTCGGTTTGGTATTCGCCTTGCACCTGGGCAATGTCCAGTAGTGAGATGTCTGCTGCGGCTGTTGATAGGTCTGCGAAGTCTTGAGCATTGTAGCGGCTGTCTGTGAGACCTGTCGTCCAGAACTCAGGCAAACGTGCAGCTATTAGTCCCCACCGGGCCTTGAGTGTGTCAATATCCCAAAAGTCATGCGTAGTAGAATCAAGGTCGACTTCGTCTGTTATGTTTGGAATTCGGTAATAATCATTCCATATCGAGTTAATTCCCCGGATGAGGTGTGCAGCGAATGAGTTAGTGCCACTTGCTACTGGAGTATTAGGAATGAAGTCTAATTTGTTTACAGTTGGCGTTAGAACATCGAGTGTCACGCCTCCGGCGGTGCCGGCCATGATGAAATCTTCCCACTGCTGCGGAGTGGTGTAGTTATACATTTTACGATGCTGCACAAAGTAAGCCGCAATGTGAATATGTGGGTCCATCATAAGTGGAGCACGTAGTGGCGCCATGCGTATCGCACCATCAATATTGATTGAGAATGAGTCTCCTGCGTTTACCTCGTATAGTGCTATGGGCTTGATTCTTCCAAGGCGACCGTTGGTATAGATAAGGTGTGAGAGATCTACTGATTCTCTTTGGTATTGGTTGCTGGCATCTTTCATTTTACGACCTCGATTTTGGGTTCTTCTTCATCATTATCAGGAATATTTAGTGCAATTCTTAAGCCCTTGATTACAGGCAGCACCAGGGCGTCGTCTGTTTTGTTATCTGTTTTTTGAACGTAGTTTTCTAATTGATCGAGTAGGAAGTCTCCGAGTTTTTCAACGTCCAGGAGTGGTTTTATCAGGTTGAGTAGCATAAAGAATTTTCTCATTTGTGTATATTCCTATCGGTTATATGTTTTATTAGCAGGTTTGCTATCCACGCGGTTAACGCGAATTGAATAGTTACTAATATTTCGGGTACATGTTCCATTTTAAGATGCCGGATGCGCGGAGCGTTGACGCAGAGCCGGCGTTAAAATACTTTACCGCCCCTGGGGAATTTTCCACCTTGCGTTTTTTTACGTCGTTTAACGATAGGTTTAACTGCTCGACTGTTTCTTTGTTTGCTTTTCCTTTTCATAATAATCTCCGAGTACTCTGGATGTTTTCTTTTTGAATTGTCGTGCCATCTCATGGCATTCATCTATTGAATAGAGTTCGCATACCATAGCGAACAGCCTTCGCGGTGTCACGTATTCAATGTTTGTCGTTTGTTCAGGCTCTCCTGTGTAGTTTCCGATATCTTCATTGGTTTGCAGCCGGCCCAGCCAACAACAAGCAGTCATTTGATTGCATGGGCTGACAAACAGGTTGATTATTGCTGCCATGTATTCAGCAGAGACGCCCATTATTTCACCCAGCCCCAGGCTGTTAAGTGTCCCGGTGCAAATGTCATTTATGATTCGTACGATTCGGAATTTTTCATCGGCTGACCAGGGCTTGGTCCCGGTGCAGAGTTTATAGTCATCTTCAATGCTGCCTAGTTTCATAGCTGCATCTACAGGCGATCGGTTTACGATCTGTTGCATACATCCGACGGCTGTCGCTAGTCTTAGCTGTTTCATTTTGCTATTTCGCTCCTTATTCTTGTTAGGTTTAGGCTTATTTTGTTGACTTGTTCGTGTGCGTATTCCGACTCGTATTCTATCTGATTTTGCAGCACCTCCTGGATATAGTTATGGAGAATATTTGAATTGTTTTTCATTTGTAAAGTTAATTCTCCGATTATTTCTGGGTTCATTTTTGAACCGTGTTTATTCATAATTTTTTTATGCTGTTGTTGTATGCGTATGCATTCTTGTTTGTATTCCTCTTCAGTCATTATTAGCTCCTAGTTATTTTCGAAGGATTCATCTTCTAGCAATTCTAAGACTGTTTTATATGCATCAATTTTCCCGTCATAGTACCATTGTGTGCACTCGTTATCTTCTATTGCTGCTTTGAGGTTGGCTTCGACATTCATGGTTATGAATTCTTTTATTACTGTACTGACTTTAGTTTTCATTGGTATCCTTTGGTTAAGGCTACCTTATATAAAGCATTAGCTATGCCATGTTTAGGGTTATATCTATTTTATGCATATTTCTTAGTGTTTTTACACTTTTTTTATTTTTTTCCATAATTGGCATGGTTTCTATTTTATCATTTTCTAAATTATGATTCTCATTTTTTATTTTTTGAGAATACATTTATCATGCCAATCTTAAGAATATTTTTCATTACATTAATGGCTATCGGCTGCAAAGTAGCCGGCCGCGCGGCGAGCGCCTAGGCTTCTATCTCCTGTTTAGCCTTGTAAAAGGCTTTTGTATATTTCTTAGAAATGTCCGCATTTTGGTACACCCGGTCCAGTATATCTCCAATGTTCTGCCAGTTGCGGCTGCATTTCCCCTGGTTCGTATTCTTGAGCAGCTCGAGTATAGCTGTACTTTTCTCCGAGCTTAGATCGTATCTGCTCGCGTTCTGTTTGCGGTTCAGGAATTCCTTGACCGCTATTGTTCGGATCAACTTGTTGTTGATTCGTTTCCCGTACATTTGTATTATTGTCGGGTATTGTTTGAACGGTATTAGTCCCGTTAGGGTTTCCGTTTCCATTTTCTTTATTTTGTTCAGTATGGGCATTTTGCCCATTTTGTGGTCCGCTCTGATTTTCCATGTTTTATCTCTCCTTGTTATGTCTATTCGCTGCATCTTAGTTATATATTTTGTCATGTATGCAGCTAGCTTTTCTATTCCGCTCTGCGGGATCGGTACTCCGTTTTCAAGCGGCCATACCCATCCTGCGGATGCGTATGCATCTGCCTGGTTAAATCTGCATGGTATTGTCATACTGTAGCCGTAAGGCCAATATTTGATGAATTCTCTTATTTCTCGTTGGTCTTTTTTAGCATTTCCCCGGTTCGGATCTCCGAACGGCATTCTAAAAGGTTGT